CAGCCTTGTCAGCGGCAGCCTGTGCTGCTGCCTCTTCACCGGGATTACCTACTCCAGTTGCAGAACTTGTTGCTGCTGGTTTACCTTTATTTGGTGCTCGCATGGCAATGTAAGGGTCATTGATGTCGGGTTTGCCGCCACCGCGGGTGTACCATGCTTGATCTTCTGGACTCATGGCTGCAAATTTGGCAGCATCGGCACCTTGGTACGGATTTGCTTCTCTTAAAAATTCTATTGATCTCATGTGATATTCCTTTATGAATGACCTATGCTTTATTTATTCTATTTGCCCTGTGCTGCCAATCTTGCACCATTGTTAAAACTGTTGCTGTGACTGGCAGCATTTCTGTTGCCACGTGCTTTTGACCATGCATAACCAGCTCTGTGCCCAGAACAATCTTTGGTGCAAGGCGACCCCAAAAATGATAATTCATCCAACTCTTGTTTTCCAGTGTATCGTTTAATTATGGACATTGATTCCTGATCATTCAACAGAGATGCTAATCCAGGATGTAGTGGGCGTGGCCAGTCGCCAAACTCTACCCATTCAGATCCTTGAGTTTCCCAATTTAACATTGGTTTAAATTCGTGAGCTACTATGGCTAAAAAATTGTAGTATCTAAATCCCGACGGATGCCTGAACACATACAACGGGATCAGTTTAAGTGGGCCGTTATACCCTGCTTCTTCTTTGACTTCTCGTTTGACAGCATGTGCTGGATTTTCACCAGCGTCGATTGCACCGCCCCATGTTCCCCAGGTGTTAGGTTGCTCCACTTGTGATGATCTATGAGCTATACAAATCCGATTGGTATCGGCTGCCAGGAACAAACAACCAGCAGCTTGCTTGCCCCAGAATCCTGTTTTCTCCAAAGCATCACGATGTTCTTTATCTGACTCAGTCACAAATTCGGTTGCTCTCATTTGGCATCTCCAAAGATTGGTCCACCGACATACTGACCATTCTGACTTAACACACCATTGCGTAGATTGTTGATAATGTTATCAGTGATGTTTCTGCGACGGAAATGCGGCAAAAAAATATGTGTTTCTACAGGACGATCGCCCTGCTCTGCTTGGATAGCATACATCCTGTGACGCCCGTCATGATCACGCACCTTGGCTTCTAAATTGAAATCATCGTTCTCCCAAGCTTCAGGAACTGCTATGGTTAAAAACGGTGCTCCAAACCCTTTATCATTGATCTGTCGGCGTAGATATTGTATAGTTTCTTTTTCGTCAGGAGAGTTAACATCCAAGGGCAAGCTGAGTTTGAGGAATGTGCTGGGTCGCATGACTGTGCGTAGACCAAAGTAATCTACATCAGCATTGTGCGGAACAGCACCGAGACCTTGCCGATTGTCTATCTTTAGTTCCGTTATGAATTCCTTTGATCTCATGTGTCTATCCTGTGTACATTGGTCACTATGCTGTCTTTGCCGTATTGAGCTTGCAGTAATAATCGAGCCATGGCAGGTGACTTGGCAAATATAGCCACATCTATACTGGTAGTATACGAAGGATTTTTGACCCGCACAGACGCACTATACACATGAAATCCCGGAAGCAAGTCTTCACAGAGAAATTCTGTTGCTCTCATCAGCAGTTCCACTTTCTCAACGCTAATGCTTTGCGTGTGGGTTTGCCATTGGGTTTTTTCATTGGCCCTTTGACTCCGCCCATCCTGGCACAGAATGATTTACGACGCTTGGCTGCTTTTGATCCTGGCTTGAGTTTGCTGGGCTTGGTAGTAACTGCCATTTGTAATTTTGAGCCTGGATTCTCTCTACGATAGCTAGCAACACCTTTGGCATTGAGACCGCCCTTTTTGCTCTTACCTGCGCTTCTACGCCAAGCTGCTGTTTCAAGAATGATTTCTTCATCGGTGAAGAAGTTGAATATGTCTTCAGTAAGACCACGATCAGCCATGGCCTGTTCAAAGTCATCAAATATTGCATGGGCTTGTTCTAGGCTGTATACGCTTTCTGTTACACCTTCCTCTACACCCGACTGCATCTGTTGTTTGACTGCACGAGCAACATCTCCCGCCAATGCGCCAGGGTCATTATCGCCACCGTAGTTGAGCACACTCATGATTGCATTGTGAATCACACGGTCATCTGCACGACGAGCCATATTGGGATACATGCGCTCAAACTCAGCATACACTTGATCAGCTAGGTCATCGTATTCACCGTTGAAGCCTTCATCCAGGCCATCTGCTTGTACAGCCCCTTCGCCGTCGGCATCAAAAGCTACCATTTCTACTTTGGGCCACATACGTGCAGGCACATACAGAATACCCGAAGTTTCGTCATGATCGATCTGGTCGCCAAAGCGAGCCATTACTGCATTATATGCCCGTTCACTGTTAACGCTAAAACCCACAGTGTCCGTATCGTCAATACCGCTGTATCCGCCTTCCGCCACACCTTGCTTCTTGAGAATATCCAGTGCGTGTTTTTCCATCTGTTTTTTGGTAATAGGTTTACCGGGTGCTTCCTTACCTTTGAAATAATCAGAACCTTTTTTATCTCTTGAACCATAGGTGCTGTGACTTACTTTGCCATCACGACCGGGTTGTGGTGCTGATTTGTCCATTTCATTCAAGCCTTCCGCCACACCTTGCTCACTTGCTTTGGCTTTGGCTTCGGCCCTGGTACGACTGTATCCCCGTGCTGTTGCTTCTCGTTCTTGGTTAGGATATATAGATATTGCAAACATTTTTCCATCTTTAACAAAGTACCAATCTGTTGGATCTAGATCGTGTCTTTCGTCATCACCGCGATTGAACGCTCCCCTTACTCCGCGGAAAGGCCTGCCTCTGCCTTCCGCCACACTTTCTTTTTTGGCAGTCTTTGCAGCATCTTTCCAGGCCTGTGCTGTGGGGGCCTTGGGGCTGTCGGCATCTCTACTGGTACCGGCCTTCTTGCGCTTGTTTACATTGTAGTATAACCCTTTGTTCTCCTCTGAGATACTTTCGTTAGGCACACAGTTTCTTACCTGCTTGCCAGTCACAGCTGACTTTTTTGTGCCTTCTGCATGTTTTCCTGGCCAGCACTTGGTGTAACCATTGCTATCTTTCTGACCCTTTTTGATCTCCATGATATTGCCGTGTGTTTTGCACATACCACAGTCTTCACACACCATTTCCATCACAACACTTTCGTTGTGTTTCTTCTTGCCAGCACAATGAGCACGTTGCGAAAAGCCTTTTGGATGAGAGCAATTGATACTGCTTTTGTATTTTTGACTCCAGCCTTCATCTAATTTTTTGATTTTTCCAGTTATAAATTCATTTGATTTCATTTAGTTCACCTTTTTCTAACAGTTTCATTTGTTTTTTGCTCTTCCAGCTTTCATATTGGCCAACCAGTGTGCCATGCGTTGTTTTTCACCAGAACTGTTCTTGGCAGTTTTTCTCAAACTACTTACACTGGCTTTGGTATTTACTCCCACACGTTTGGCCAGACCCTTGCGTCCAGGATTACGGCCGTCAGCAAAGTTTTCGTCAACCGAAGACTCATTGGATGTTGCAACAGGTTGTTTGGCCTTGTAGATATCTTCCCATTTGTCTGAAATAGCATTCTTTAATTCCAGCGTGGATTTAAAATTATTGTCTTGCATATACTTAATTATCCACACAGCACTAGCACGGTCTCCTGAATCAGGCTTGCGAGCATTGCTTAGATCCACGCTGAGATTTTGATCTTCTGATGGATTACCATAGTACCGCATGGTCTTTAACGCACGTTTTGCTCTATCACTTAGATGTGCTTCGTCGCTCTTGGTAATTAACTCAATCCAGGGCTTTACAAAGTCTGTGGGCTTGCGGGACGATCCAGCTGGTGTTGGTCCACGTAATACATCACGGGATTGGCCTGGTATCTGTGCTCGACGTTTGTTCAGCAATCGCCATGCTGCTTCGTCTGTGTAGAAAAACACAGGTAAGCCTTGTTGCTTGGCTGTGATCAGGATCTGTCGTGTTTCTGGACTGCGATATTCATCTTGTTCTTTGAGCAACACATGAACTTCAGTCACAGGAGTGATTGGAATAGTGGGCTCTTTGCTAAACACACGGTCTTCTGCTTCTCTGGTTCTTGTACCATTGCTGTGTAACCATGCACGGTCCCAGTAGTCAATGGGTTTCACAATGTATCGAGAGTTAAACCAGTCACCATTGAGTTTGAACATCACAGCGCCTGATCCCACCCAGCGATGATAATCGCCAGTTATTGTTCGTGTCAAACTAAGAAAGTATGGATATCCAGCAGGAGCATACTGTTCTTCGCTGCGATTGCCGGTCACGCTGGCCAATTCAAAGTTGCCGGATTGCAGTATTCTTAACCCAGCTCTGATACTGGTGTAATGAAACAATACATCAGTTGCTCGTTCAATTAAAAATTCCGTTGCTCTCATTATACATACCTTGCTAGTTCATCTTCACCTAAATCTTGTATGCGATTGGGCGGGATTTTAGTTGTGGAGAAGTACCATCCGTGGTCATATGTCAATGGAATACCCGTCACATCAATTTGCAACAATGTCAATGGATCATCGCTACCCTCTGACTTGGCGTACATCCATCCACCGACCATACTTAGTTCTCTTTGTAACTTGACCTTATCACCTTCGTCTACAACCATAAATGCTTTGCCATCATACGGATCTAGCCCAGCATATAGAATTTCTTCTGCGTTTTCAGTACTGGTAATATGGTACGCAGTTTTAAACTCATGGTCATGATGTGTCCTTGATTCAGTGACAAATTCAGTTGCTCTCATTTGGGTTCCCATTGCATACTTTTACTACCTTTAACAGTAGGAGTAAACCCTTGACCTCTGTAGAACTTGGTTAATTTACTTTGACTCACTTGTCCTTTGTCCCAAGGAAACAGTGTCAAGCTGATGCCATCTTCTCTTGCCATGGCTTGTAGTTCTTGCATGGCACGTGACCCAACACCTTGACGTAGCGGATATGCTTGAATCCATTTGACTTCAACTGCGCCGCGCTTGCTAAAGCTAGGAACAAGTTCAAACATAGCAAACTGTTGGTCATCGCCTTTGCCCCAGACCATAACGTGATTGTTCTGCATGGTGTATGGATACTTTGCGTAGACTCGTTCAATCCATGCCTGTGCAGCATCATTGTTGCCTAGTTTGATTCTTATTGGCTCTTCTTCTTCGGCTACATCTTTCATTAGATGTTTAGCATCGCCGGACTTCTTCCAAGCATCCCACATGGCCTTGCCAGGCGGCAATTGATTTCTACTTGGTACAATAGTGTTACCCAACATTCTCACATACGCATAGATGTTACGTGCTATACCGCGGCCTTGATATTCAAGTTTCAAGCTGGTAACTGCTGACACTAGACCATTTTTGCTGGGTCTAAATTTTGCAAGACCTATCTGTTGATAATTGTCGTCTAGCACTTTGACTTGAAAATATTCTTTACCATTTATTTCAATCCCAGTGGCACGATATGTCAGCCCATCAAAAATTTGGGTGTCGTTGAACGCTGGATTGAAAACATCTGGATTGATAGTTTCATTTAAGTTGTTGGCCATTACTTGTGGTAAGAAACTGGCGGCAATGTGTTGGCAAGTGTTAAAAATGTCAGCATTATCAGTGACCTGCAGATTGAATGGATAGTCTGTGGTAGGATGCTGTGTGGGGTCTTGCCACCCAGCATAACATTTTTCAATACCAAAGTCAGCTAACAAATCAGTGCAACTCTCTCCATACCTCTCATCCATGTCATGCACACAAGGACTCAATGTAGTGACCATGATGGCATTGGGACCAATACGACCGTGACGTTTGAGATGCTGGTCTATGGCCACTCGTTCAGCATGGCGTCGTGTTCCGTTGAGCCCAGGCAAGTTGATAGCATAAGTGTGATTGTTTTTGTTATCAATCAAACAAGCAGCCACACGTCCATACTTTTCTGGATCAGTCTCATGACCACGATGTATCATGTTGATGCACTTTTTCAGCACATTATCTAGTTTACCAAGTTTTGTGATCTCTTGGCTTTCATCCATATCTTCTTCACCAGGCTCGTCTAGGTCGTGTATGGGCAAGCCAAGGCGTTTGAGCTTGTGACTGTACATGTTTTCTAGCTCTTCGCTGCCAAACGCCAACACAGTATGCGGCGGGCCTTGATTGTAATGAGACTTGTCGGCTTGATCAAGATCGCTAATGTCTTGTCCCAACTGATACCAATCTTGGGTGTCGCTCACATCCACTTTGATTGTGCCAGCGGGCATTTTGGGAGGTGTTTCAGGACCAGTTGGTTTTTGATTGCCTAGAGCATCCAGGTCACGACGTAATCGTTGTTCTAACACTGTGATGTTTTCTGACACTGATTGAGAACGTAGTCTCACTGAGAAGTTACTGGCATCCACTTCTGGATTTGCCTGCATTGCAGTAGCCACCCATTCTTGACCTCGACGCCAGGCTTCTGTTTGATTTGCTGCCTGTATTACAAATACTGGTTGATTGGAAGATCTATTGTATACTTCCCACTGTGTTTGTGCCATTGGGATATCTAATTCAACGTCTTCTACTCCTGGAATTGGGGTGGATGTGTATTGGTATTGTTGTTGGCTTGCTGCAACACCCATCTCTGGTACTACTGTAACTCCAGCCTGCATACGCCCAGGATTACTACGCATCCAGTTTATGGCCACACGGTTGGCATCACTCTGTACATTGCCTACTCCCGAGAAGCGATGTATTTCTTGACCGTCCGGATTCAAGATCAACCAGTTGCCAGTGAATGTTTGCTGACCTTGACCCGGACGAGTTAAAGTTTGCGGTATGCCAACGTCAACAATGCCACCTTGTGCTGCATCTGAATTATTGCCCTGGCGGGTACGAACACCGTACAATTCAGGAGCTTCGCCACGCATGCCTAACGCCAAACGTGCTTCTTGTTCAGCTTCGGGTCTACTGGTATTGCTCAACTCTCTCACAGTAGAGTTGTCGCTGATTCTATAGATTTCCCATGGACCTGGGCCAGTGGGCACCAAGTTGCGTGGCTGTCCTTCGCGTGGTACATTTTGTGTGCTAACGAATGCATTTGATGATCGCGCTGGCACTGTCGACGCCCGGAACAGGTGAGAACGGCCAGCGGTGTTGCCAAATATATCTGGTCTTGCTTCTCCAGCAGCTCTTATAGCGTTTAGCTCAGATGACGCACGAATTTGTATTTCTTGCCCAGGATTACCTTGTGGGCTTACATACCAGATTGGTTGTTCAGTCTGTTGTGGTTCAATTTCACGCACTTCAATGTCAGTTATCATACGAGAATTTTGTTCACGACCTTGAGTTATGAACTGTTCAGCAGCCTCACGACTTGGGAATCTACGCAACACATTGTTGTCAGACTGGCCAGGAGCTCTAGCAAAGCGGTTCATGTCATTCATCCAAATGCCCCAGTTGCCTGTACTTGGTTGTGCGGCAGATTGTGGGCCAGGTTGTTGCTGATCACCACCACGGGCAACCACAGTGCCAGCACGATCAACTAAACTAAAGTCATGTGGATTATTTTCCCCTGAAACAAACTGTCTAAACTTTTGTACAGCGTCTTCTTGACTTGATGCTGTGATCGATGATCTATTGTAACCGGCTCGAGCATCATAAACGCTATAGGACAATGATGGCTTCGGATCCTGATATGGTCGTAGCGGTTTTGCCTGTAGAGTGTTCCGTGCGCTGGCCCAGTCTGGGTAGTTGCCTGGTTCTATAGCCTTGGCGATGGCTTCTTCCTTGCTAGAAGCAACAATTTCAATGCTGGCAAAATATCCAGGACGACTCACATCCCACCAATATTTTTGTCCCTTTGGTGTCTTGCCTTTGGCAAGATTACGGGCGAGATTCTGTTGCTCTAGTTCTTGAAAAGTTGCTTTTCTAAAGTCTTTGATGGCCTGTTGCGTTTCTTTGCTTAGTTTGTCGCCGACTTCTTTGCTATTGCCCTGCAACGATACCATGTACTTGGCAAACTCTTGAATCATATCACCATATTCGTCCTTGGTACCGTTAGGATTCAACAGTTTGTACAGCTTCTTGAGATATTCTTGGCGATACTTTTCAGGATCCATCGCAGCGTCCAGGGCCACAGTAAATCGTAATAGGGTATCTTCAATCTTGCTGAAGTTTGAATCCAACCAGTCGCCACCCGGACTCCGGAATTCAATGTATCCTGTCTTGGTATTGATACTGGTATATTTTTCTGTAGTGCCTGTGTGAATGGCCTTGGTGGCAATGTCTTCCATGTGCTCACGCATCTTGTCCATGACCTGCGGAGCAATATCAGGATTGCGTTTCAGCATGGTTTTAATTTTGCCAATTGCTGACTTGGCATAGTTATTGCCTGAACGTCCAAACAGTTCTAGCACATATTCATCGCCCATGAGCAGGGCCAGTTTGACATAGTCCAGTTTGTCAAGACTGTAGTTGGGTACTGAAATGTTGATATGCAAGCCAGTGCTGTCATTGGTATAGCAACCAGACTTGTCTGCCCAAGCCTTGACCTTGTTTAGATCTGAAATCATTTCATCTATGGGCATAGGCGGACTAACAAATTCTAAACCTTCGTCGCCAGGGTTGTCGCCTTCTAAACTGCCGTCAGGTTCCACAACATAGGTACCTGCTTCACGACGGCCGCCATGGTAATTTCTACTGGCGTTCACAGGTTTACCCATGTAACTGGAGAATTCATCAGCCACTTGATCTATATCCATGTCACCGTCGTTGCCCTCATTAGCGTCAGTGTAATAGGGCCATTCAATATCAAAGTTGCTTTCGATGTCACTCATGGTTTGATATTTGTCATCCAAGAAACTGCCTTCATCGTACTCGTCTCGTTGTTCTTCTGCAAACGCTTCAAATGCATCATTGAAGACACGGCCTTGATCTTCAAAAGCTTCCAGCACAAACTGTTCTTGTAATTCATCAAGTCTGGCACTCAGCAGTTGAGAGAAGTCTTCGCTCTCTTGTGGCAAGTCAGGATTGGCATCCATGATTTCGTCACGAGCTTGTAGCATGGCTTCATCACGATCAAACAAGTCATTAACGTTGACAAAGTCACGCATGTAATCTACTCCATCGCGTGTCCAAGCTTCAGCAGTTTGTTCCTGCTGCCATTCCTCGTACTCGTTTTGTATTTCTTCCATTAGGTCATCTACTGCACGGCGTCCATTGTGGTCACCGTCATGGAAAAAGTCTCGAATGTCACTGAAGCTTCTGGTACGTTGATCCTGATCGTAGTCTGGTTCCCAGTCAGGTTCTTGTTCATCGACCCCAACATCGGGCACAATCATTTCAAATTCCATGCCTGCCTGTGCGCCTGTTTGTGCTGCTAACTGACGCAGATTGGTGCTGGTCATCTTGATTTCAAACAGATCTTTCTCTTTGAACTCTCGCAACATCTTGTTTAAACCGGCTGTGAGTAATGCAGGATGACCTTGTGAATCTGTTTGTAATCCAAGTTTGTTGGCTTCCTTGCCCACAGCACCTGGACGCACATCTCGGGTCAAGGCCATGACAAATCTTGGATCGCGTGCCTGTGCCTTTGTGGGTATGTATCCTGACGCTTCTTCCAGTGTGACCCCATCAAACATTTCAGGCTGTTCTTCAGCCCACTGTCGCATGATACGGCCAGCCATGGCGTTGGCTTGGTCTTCCCAAGGGCTACCAGTTTCACCAGCATCTATAGGCAGGGGATTTCTTTCATCCTGCTGACGATGTGTCATCTCATGGGCCATGGTGCGAAGTATATCCAACACATGGCGTCCCGCGGTGGCCAAGATCAGTGTGTTGCTTTCTGGTTCGTATTGACCAAAGCTACCGTTCTCTTGACTCCATTCTGGTGTTGTTTCCAAACGCAATCTAGGTGGATTCTCTAATTTAAGTTTATCTACACAACTGGCATAGAAACGATGTAGGATCTTTTTCAAATGGTCAAGTTCTACACTTTCATCCACTTGTTCTGATTCAGTACCAGCAGGGTGATCTTGGCCAGCATACGCAGTACCTGGATACCAGTAATCACGCATGCCGTAATTGACTTTCTTTCTGGCAGCAGGCTTACGATTTAAACTCAACTCACGATCTTGTATTGCTGTCTTGGCATCTTTTAATTTGCCAATGCAACCCATATTTCTCAACAATTTAAATGCAATGTTCTCGCAGCCAAACTCACCATTCTTTTCCAGGCCAGTTTGGCGCATTGTTTTGATCTTGTCCCACAGCTGATTCACAGCATCTGCATTGCCGGACTTGATAGCTGAATGTATTCTGGCATCAAGATCAGCTGTTTTGTGTTGTACACAAGAGTCATCTATGCTAGCACGACGGCGCTGTGGAACTTGTACCCAGTCACCATTCTTTACGCTGTAAATGCCTTGACTCACATGCTTTTGATCACTGGGCTGCACATACAGTTCCACTGGAACGCCAGCAATCTTTATGTCATGCTCGGCATTATACTGATATTTTTTTGCATTGAACAGTTCTTGATACACAGGATCGTCAGGCATGTCCACCACAAGGTGTAGATCAATGTCTGAATGGCGAGTATAAGAATAGGCAGCATTGCTACCTGATATGGTAATGTCCTGAATGTTGAGATCATCAACACCCAGGAATTCTTGAAAATTTGACGCAATTGCCAGCAACTTGTCACGCACATCAGGTAACAAGTGCTCGTCTGACCCCCACAAACGGGGGTTCAAACGTTGATGGAATTTTACAGCATCGGCGAGATTAAAGTTGTCAAGATCATGGAAATTCATGATCTATTTATCGCTATTCAGCAGTAGTGGTTTCCTCTGACACCTGTTTGTTGGTAGCAATCACTGTGGCTTCAACTGGTGTAGCGGCTGCTGTTAACTCACTTTCCGTGGGCTGTTGTTGGATCACGATCTGTGGCTGATTGGCTTGATTGGTCAGGGCAATTTGATGCAGATCTGCATACAGCTTGTCCTGGGTTTGGTAATCAAACACATAAGTTCCAGTATGTTTCAACAGCACACGTTTGTCCACAAATACTTGTCCGCCGATATCACGCCAGTTTTCGCAAAATGTCCAGTCTTCACTGTAGTAACGATTTTCACGCACAGCAGTGTCAAAGTATGTTTTCATGTAAGGGTTTAATGCTGGATCAAGTCCAATGTCGTTGATAAACGGCTTCACCGCAGGATGTGCATTGAGTTTTTCAAACACATCACGTTTGATCAACAAGAAACCAGTACCAGTCTTGGTGACTTCAATCAAGCCAGATGGATCATTTTGATCTGCACCGGGAATACCGTTGACACACCATTTGACTGGTAGTGATTTCATTGGATACAATCCGCCTACTACATCTTTGTCATGATTCAACATGACCAGCAAGTGCCAGGGCTCCCAACCAATGTCAGCATCAATGAACATCAAGTGTGTTGATCCTTCTGTGTTTAAGAATTTAGCAGTAAGAGTGTTTCTAGCACGAGAAATCAATGATTCATTGGTCATTGTTTCCACGGTCCAGTCCAAGCCCAATTGACGTGCTATGTTGGCCCACTTGATATAACTCATGAATGTGCTTTCAGTGAGTTGTCCACCATAACAAGGCATAGAAATATGCACTCTTGTGGTTTTTAAGTAGTCAATGTTAACTTGGATGCTTTGTTGCCCACCAGTTTGATCCACTGGGGATGCATTCTGGTAAGGTAATTGTTGTTCGTCTGCCATAAGGCCCTTTCAATGTTGTGGAATATTTAACGGAGTATAGCAGGTTGGTAGAATTTCTACGACCTAGCTTCGTCCAAATAATCTTCAACCATGGGCTGATTGTACTTGCTTTGATAGCTGGCCCGCATGCCGCCTTGGCTCATTTGACGTGTGACTTGTTCTGCAACTTCAGTGCCCATAACAGTATCCAACATCCGGACCACTGTGTTGGCCAGCTGGGGATTGCCTTGTGTTGTGGGATAAAGGCTCATGACCAATGCAGTTCGTTGGCGTTGATTTAAATCAGGCCATGCTGTGCGTATTTGTGTGGCCGATGTCATACCTGGACCAAACTCCACAACGGGCAAGTAGGTCATGTATGCGTGTTGAGTCATGGGCGCCATGTTGTCACTGATGGGTTGCAGATATGCCGGTGTACCGTCACGTTTCACACCACCCGGCTGCGGAGGCTTGTTGGCGTCTTTTTCACTGCGCACAAAGATCAACTGTGTGTCTGCAGGGTTATAGTTTTTTGTTATTTCTTCTGCACGAAATGGACTCTTCACTTGATAGAAATCACCTGGAGAAACTCCAGCCAATTGTGCTAGTTTTTCTTTTAATTTAAAAGGAAACGGGCGTGTTGAAGTGTCGTTGGTTGCAGCCACTTTGACATCAGCATTGGGAAATGCTCGTTGAGCAGATTTGTACAGTTCTAAATGGCCGGGGTGAAAAGGGTGTGCGCCCATTGGTAATACTACTAAAGTTTTCATGCACGTATTTATAAATAAAGGTGTAGTTCGCGATACTGCAAATATCCAACTACTCTAACGCTTAGAAGGAGCATCAGCCATGTATTTACAAAACAAATATACCCGTTGTTATTATAATATTATTCAACGAGCCAACATCAGAATTCTTAAACCCCCATACGAACATCATCATATAATTCCCCGGAGCCTAGGCGGAAATAATTTTAAAAAAAACATAGTCAAATTAACAGCACATGAACATTTTGTGTGCCACCTTTTGTTAACAAAAATGGTCGAAGGTAAGAATAGAGAAAAGATGGTTTATGCAGCCTGGGCAATGGCAAATCAAGAAAATCAAAATCAACAACGACACAAGGTTACTGGAAAAATTTATTCTATTCTAAAACAAGAATATTGTAAGGTTAAATCATTGCATACTAAACTTAACAATCCCATGCATGACCCTGAAATTCGATTACGGCATCAAGAAGCAATTACTAAACGAGGGAAAACTTTAGGGAACACTGGACATAAACGTGGTGCAATGTCAGAAGAATTAAAAGCAATTCTTCGTCAAAAAACAATAGACTCAATGACCAGCGAAAGACGAGAACAGATTAAACAACAACAGTTAAACAGGACACCGGAACAGAAAGAAAAATATGCATTTGCTCATTCTAAAAGAATATCATGCATATATTGTCGTTGTGTATGTGCTCCTGGAAACTTTGCCCGTTATCACGGTAATAACTGTAAATTAAATAATCTACAAGTGGCGGGCATTCAATAGGTAGCTTGTACCGTTTCAATTACACCGTCTTTGAAATTGGTGACCACTGCTCGCAACCATGTGAAGTTGCCTACTACTGCTTGTATGTAAGTATCTGTAATAGTGCTAGAATCAGCTGAACTACCATCACCATATGCAGCTATGTCAAACCAACGTGAGTCAACAGGATCATTGTCCAGTGTGGCCTGGATTGAAACTTCACCTTGCACACCACGAAATACCCAACGTAGTGTTTGGATACCTCCACGTCCAAGATAGTAGTTAGCAGCTTTTTGTGGGTCGCCTATAAAGTCCTCACTAGAACCGTCATAGTTACCCGATGGCACACCATACTCTGTATAGGGCACTAGTGTGACGGTGGTAATGGCCATTATGCTCGTTCCACTTCCACAACAACACCGGGACCAGCCAGTTCTTCAGCAACTGATGCCAGTGCAGACAGCACATCGTCAGTGGCCACTGTATCTGGAGTGGTATCGTCTTTGACCAATTTTGATAGCTTGATCACAACTATTTCTTCGTAAATTTTTGCCATACTGTATTTATGGTCGTTTTTGCACTTGTACGGTTTTACGAGTTAGCCCAGGGCATAGCATTGCCAGCATGGTAATATGCTTGAGATCATTGTGTTCTACAAAATAATGTTCCCGGCTCCATGATGAATGCGGTTTTGTTCTACCCCATCGGTAACCTTGTAGTATAGTATCAGTGAACCATTTTTCAGTAACAGGACTGGCCACGAGATCTGGAGCCTGATGGCTGATCCAATTCCACACTGCTTGTTTTTTATCTGTGGACAGCTTCTTTTCTTTAAGATAAGTTCTGTAAGGATATTTGGGTTGATTGTTTAACATGACAACATCCCTGGAATACGCAAGTACTGCTTGTTTCATAGTGGATTTTGTTGGATAATTCCTGTACATTGTCTCAACGTCTTTGATGTCATTGGTGTACACATGAAATCTATTTTGCCCATAGGTGCGATGAATGTATGCACTGCGAAGATTTTCTAATACGTCCACTGCATGCATTATGTTTTGTTTGGTCAATTCGTCAGTCACTGGGTGTCCAACTGACAAATTATATTGATCACGTCTATGTAACCGTTCCAGGATCTTTGTGAGAGAAAGATTGTTCAACAGCCACGCACCATCAATATCAAAACTTATTGCATATTCATACTTTCCAAAATAAAGTGATCCGCGTGGGTCACACTGTAAATAGGGTAGTGACATGCTGTGGTTCCTTTAGTTCAAATACAATCTTGTTGTCTTGCAATTCTACATTCAATGAACAGTCAGTCAATTGTTCAAACAAAATGCGTCGACTCAATGGTACACGAATCAATTCATCAATTTTGCGATTCAACGGACGAGCACCCATTTTGCTGTCGTAGCCTTTTTCTGCCAACAACTCAATCACTTCTTCAGAGAAAAACAACCGGATATTCTTTTCTGCTACACTTGATTTAAGCTGATCCAAGAACTTCACAACAATCTTCTTGATAGCCAGGGTATCCAACTTGGTAAACTTGCAAATTTTATCAATACGATTGCGTAGCTCTGGGCGGAAGAACTCTTTCATTGCACGATCTTCTTCTCCAGATTTTTCCAAATCAGTACTGAATCCAATGTTGTTGGTTTCATTGTCTCTGGCACCTAAGTTAGATGTCATGATGATAATGGTATTTTTGCAGTCTACCCGTTTGCCGTTTGCACCTGTTACATGTCCTTCGTCTAGCATTTGCAGCAGGATATTAGTAACATCCGAATGTGCTTTTTCAATTTCATCAAACAAGATCACAGAGAATGGATGTTTACTCAGATCTGAAATTAGTTTACCACCGCCTACATTACCATCTTCAAATCCCACATAGCCTGGAGGTGCACCAATCAAACTGCTGACAGAGAACTTCTCTTGAAACTCACTCATGTCATAACGTAACAAGTGCATGTCCAAGTTTTCACTCAATAGCTTGGCCAATTCAGTTTTGCCTGTACCAGTTGGACCCAAGAACAAGAAACTTGCCATGGGCTTGCCTTGTGTGCCAATTCCTGAGAAGTTGATATACACACGTTCTAGTACTGAATCCACAGCTTCTTCTTGTCCGTAGAGTTTTTGTTTGATGTTACTTTCTAAATCCACAATCTTCAAACTGCGTTCATTTTGCAGTCTATCAGTGGGTACACCAGTCACTCTTGCCACTTGTTCTTCGATCATGCTTTTATTAACAGTGACCTGGCCTGCATCCCGAACACGTTCTCTAGCACAGGCAGCATCCAGCAAATCGATACTTTTGTCTGGATTCTTCTTGTCATGAATATAACGAGCAGCAAGATCCACAGCAGCAGTCATGGCTTCTGTGTCAATCAGTACATTGTGGAATGTTTCCAAACGTGGGCTCAGTCCAATTAGAATTTTTTCTGTAGTGTCACGATCAGGTTCATCAATGCTGAGACGATAGAACCGACGCATGAGTGCTCGATCTTTCTCAAATGATTCGTAGTATTCTTCCCAAGTTGTGCTGGCAATAACTTTCAAATGCCCTTTGGTAATTGCTGGTTTCAACATGTTGGCAAAGTCCAAGCTGCCCGAACTGCCTGCTCCTGCACCTTTCATGGTATGTGCTTCGTCCACGAACAAAATACACTTCTTCTTGGCTTCCAGTGCAGCAATCACTGCTTTAAACTTTTCTTCAAAGTCCCCGCGATATTTGGATCCTGCTACCAAACTGCCAATTTCAAGACTCCACACTTCGTGATCTTTGAGGAACTTGGGCACACGATTTTGTGCAATTTCCTGCGCAAGTCCTTCGATGATGGCAGTTTTGCCCACACCTGGATCACCTACCATGAGTACATTGGCTTTGAAACGACGTGCTAGTACAGCAATCATTTCGTCCAGTTCTGTCGAGCGGCCAATTAACGGCTCTAATTGATCAGCAGCAGCCATGGCACTCAGACTGGTACAATATTCTTCCAGCACTTCAGTAGCTTGTTGACTATTCATACCTGCGGCTGCACGTTCTGACTTGTAGTTCTTGGTCCAAAAATCCACAAATTCAGCTTTGTGTACGCCGTATTTCAGCAAGAAGTAGTGTGCATTGCTGTTGGTCTCGCCCATGATGGCCAAGTACAAGTCCACAGTGACCACTTGTCTACGTCCTGTAAACAACACCTGTGTTAGAGCACGATTAAACACTCGTTCTAATGAAGCGGTTTTGCGTGGAGTCAAATCTTCCCCAGCACGAATCAGACTTTGTAGGCTTTCTAAATAGCCACACAGTTCAGTTTCCAACATGACCACGTCACAGCCATATTTGGATAAAGTTTTTCTAAATGGATCATGTCTTACGAGACTCAACAGTAAATGTTCTGTTAGCACATATTCGTGTTGCCATGTACGTGCGATTTGCACTGCGCCTTCGATGATAGCGTCAATTTCGGGATTGTCTTGGATTTGATTTGAATTGCTCATGTGGACAGTATACTATAGATCTCAATAGAGATCAACCTTTCACGTACTTATTCGGCAGATTCCTGCTGTATAGCAGCCATTAATCCTGGAGAGATTCTGGCAGGCAATCTAGCTTGCACCCGGACCAACATATCTCCCAGCTGCCCATTACGATCTGGTAATCCACGACCTCTGGCACGCAACATGCTGTTGGGTTGTGTGTTGGGTGGTATGCTGAGTTCAATTCGATTGCCACGTATGTCCAACATGGGAATATCACCCCCGGTTATTAGTTTCCAAATAGACACAGTGGTTTCAGTATGTACATTGTTGTTGACTCGTTGCCATGTTTTATCTGGATGTACCCGGAATGTGATCACAAGATCCTGCCCATTAGGACCAATATTAGGGTATTGCACATTGTCTCCATCTGCGATGCCGTTGGGTATGTTGATTTCAACATTGTGTGTGCCGGTGTGTGTGCCCATAGAAACCACTCTAGACCCTGGAGCAGCTACATCTTGTATGGTCACCCACAAGGTCATTCTGGCATGTCCACGCTGTTGCGGCTGCTGGAATTTGGCTCCAAACATGTTGAAGATTTCGTTGAAATCAAAGTTATGATGGAACCCCCCACCTCCAACTGGATGTTGTGGCTGCGGGTTATTATAAGCTGCTCGTTTTTGTTCGTCGCCAAGAGTTTCGTAAGCTGCTTGAATCTCTTGGAATTTTGTTGTGGAACCACCTGCTCTATCTGGGTGATATGTACTTGCTAATTTTCTATATGCTTTTTTTATTTCATCAGCAGAAGCTGTGCGGGCAACGCCTAGGGTAGAATAGTGATCAGTCATTGTGTGTAGTTATACACACAGCAATGGATCATTTCTTTTCAGGAACCTTAGTACCTTCTAGTTTTTCATGTTTCTTCATGTTTTTGCAATTTTGTTTCACTTTGCCGTTGGCATCCTTGACTGGTTTTCCATTGCGGTCTTTAACATCCACGCAAACCCTTACAGTTTCTTTGGCCGCTTCGGCAATTACAAATTGACTACCCAGAGCCAGTGAGAGTGCGATCAACAGTTTTTTCATATTACTTTCCTATTTTTTGATTAAGTTCTTTTATTCAATAAATGCGCCTTTAGCGGATTCTTCTGCCATGTTATCTTTCTGGGAATGGTGGGATCACAGGAGCTGGTCTACCACCCCATCCTGTGACAACTTCTGCGTTAACAGGTGCCATGGTTCCAAATCCTGTATTTCCGCCAAAGCTTGTTGCCGAAGGTGCACCTCCAAAGCCACTTCCTCCGCCCAGGGACGGTGAGCCCCAGGACTGATTAACGGGTGTTGATGTACCAAACGCACCAGGGACGGACGGTCTCACAGACCCAGGCGGCATGTATGTTGTTCCAACATTTGGTGGTAAGGCAATTCCTCCATTGTTAGCTCCTCCGAGTTTTTCTTGTGTGCGACCGTAGGCTGCAATACCCAACACAGCGCCCATTGCTATGTGATATAGCCCAGCACCTTGTAGAGTCAACGGTTGCCATTGTGTTTGTACACTGCCATGAAATAAACTCTGTGTCAAACTCCAAAGAACTGGTGCTAACACAAAATCAAATATGCAGGTAATCATATAGGTCCATCCCATCATCGGACGCCATTTTGAATTCATCCAGTCTTCTTTGGCTTTTTCGCTAGAACTTGTTTGATGATTTTTTTTTGTCATTTTATACTCCCATCACATGTAATGCATGTTCATAATGTCGGATACGATCTTCTAATCCAATATAACCGCCATTGATGGCTCTGGTAAGCCCTTTTATATCTCCTGCGTCGGCAAATCTATTCAAGTTGTTGGTTTCCCAAAACCAGCAAGCTGATTGCGCAGCACCTTCAAATGTGGCCAAATATTCACTGGCTTCTTCTACTGGAATCTCCAAACTGCCAGCAAAGAATGTGTAGTTGTCACGACCGGTAAGCTGTATCAACCCACGACCACAGAACCGATATCCATCGCCGCTGGCTTCATCGCCGTTGCCCATGCGATTAGCATAAACTCTGTTGGCAATTTTTTCAGGCCGATTTGCATAAGCTGCTGCAATAGTATCATCAGTGAAATATTTGGCAAATGTTTTTCTTAGACTAGCAGCACGATAGTTAAGATTTTCTTTAACAAAAACAAAATTTCCTGACTCATGAGCGCATTGTGCAATAAAGGCCGACACTCTGGCAGGTGTGTTGATATCATAATCGGGCAACAGTTGATCAATAGCTTGGTACCAATGATCAATGTAGGGATTTTTAACCATTTGTTTAAGTTGACTTAGTGACAATATTGAGTTGCTCATTTTGTGTTATCCCATATTTTTTTTTGTTTCACATACCATTCTTGCCAACCTGAGTTTTTGGCTGAACATTCGTGATATGTTGTGTAGTTTTCCGTGACTGTTTTTACAAAATCTACTATGCTGACCTGTTCTCCAGAAATGGTCTTTAGATCAGCACAGCGTTCCATTAACATTTCTGGTGCTGCCGGGAACTCAGCAACCACTGGTACAGATGTGCAAGCTGACAAACTCATGACTAGTGGAATTACAATATACTTCATTTGTTTTTCTCAACGGGTTGATTTAGTGCTGCCGCATTGTGCGTGTCAATAACGACTGAAGGTATAGGACAAATTTCCACAAAGCGAATCACTTCTTGATTGCGAACCACTTCTCTGTCTATGTAACTAACAATGTTCTGTCCTTTTTCTCGTATGACTTTGGTGTTGTTTACCAGTTTGGTTATTACTTGTGTATTGGTTTCTGCACTGAGTTTTTCTGCTGCTGCTACTTTTGCTTCTGCTTCACGCACACGTTCTCGCCAGGCCATTTCTGTTGAATATCCGCCTTTGAAATAAACACCCGTGGTCAACAGCACTATGCCCAGGACCTGCAGAGGTATTCTATAAGTGTTTACAAACGGAATAAAACGCACAAAAAAGCCGGCCACTGTGGTCAGTGCGCCGGCTATTAGAATGGTGTTGACGATCCATGAAATGAATGCGTCAGGAAGAAGATGTAAGATCCACATGCAGATATTTATCTGCAAATGGTATTATAATCCCATGCTTTTTCTTATGTTTGTAGCTGATATACTTGTGATAGATTCATCAAACTTTTCTTCTTCTATTGTATATCCTACCCCACGACCGTAGCCAATGTGAGTGATATTAGGAACTACTAATATTTCGTATTGCCCTTGATACAATGTATCAAGATCTCGTTTAATAGCTTGTTTGACCTGGTCGATAGCAAATGGATTACTGCCTTGCCAGCCCTGGCAGTCGCGAATCATGATGCATACTTGTCCTGTTCGTTGTATCAATCTATCAAACAATGCACGATGCCCGGCATGCCACGGTTGCCAGCGACCCAACATCTGTATAGTTTCTTTCTTGAAATCAAACACAGGTCTACGGCGATTGTCTAGTATGTGTTGCCCAATGAATTCTACCCATTTTTCAGCGTTTTGTTCTGTGATTCTGAAATCATATACATTCGGAGGAATAAAGGCTCGGTTAGTATCATCATATCTACCAGCATCAATTGTGTCCATCCAGATGGTCCAATCTGCTTTAAAATTGTTTCTCATTTCGGGCAATGGTGCAACAAAGTCACAGATAACAAAGTCGCCCGAACATTTAACAGCGAACTCAAACATTCTTAAACTTTGTCGAATTCTACCTTCTCTGCTGAAATCCCAATCATTAAATCGTTTGCGTATTTCATCTGCGTTAAACCAGTCTACTTTTACATTGTAAAAATCAGGTCCAGGAATACCCTCATAATCTAACACACGCCCTGGAGATATTTTCATAACATCTCCGTGTTGTTCTAGATATCTTTTTAATTTTTCGGCAAAGTATGTTTTGCCTGCACCTGGAAGACCCATTATCAATATTTTTTGTGTCATATGTGTTTCTTTAATGAATAAATTGCAACATCATCTTTGTGATGATGTGCAACGTTACTAAAGTATTTACTGCCAGCGTTTTGCCACAGAATTATTTCCCTAGACTTTTGGAGTGGTGAATCAGGTTGCAAAACATTTAACCGTTCTGCAAATGATAGATGGTGTTTTGTTTATAGTATACCTGCTGCGGCTTGCATGGCCTGCAAGTCTTTGCTGACCTTGGTGTAGATGGGTTTTACATCTAGGCCAGCTGCAATACGCATCTCATTGAGATCGCCTTCTGTGCGTGCTCTATACTCATTGGGTGTAAGTGGAACCAGTTTGGCAAATGTTTCAGGGCTCCACTCATGCTTTTTCTTTTTGTACACCATGATCCAATCGTCGGGCTCATATTCTGTGAGTGTATTAAGATCTTTGAGAATCTCGTCAATTTGCCCAGGTGCAGCATTACGACGGCGCATTTCTAAGTACACTAGATAACGATTGGGTTTGATTTCGCCAGGGCTTTGGTCAGCATCAAGAACAAAGTCATATCCTTTTTCAAACCAATTCATGAGATCTTTGGCAGCTTGTTTGTCGCGAACAAAAAAGCTCACCACAATTACATCTGCATCTTCGCCCATCTTGGAACTGAATTCGTCGATATGCACGGTGGGCTTCATCATGCCCTCCATGTCTTTATAGCCTAACCCTTCGTTAAGCTGCCGGCGGCGCTGCTGCGGGTTGTTGAAGTTGTTGTTGTGCTGCATTTGCTTTCTCTTCATCTTTGTATTGATCTTTGTCGATATCTTCTGCGTAAGCATCGTCAAGATCTTGTAAATCTATTTCTTCACCTTCTAAATCAATGCTGCCTGTGCGTATATCTGCAATCAGATTCTTGGGCATGACGATCTCGACCAACCATACTTTTTTAGTTATTAATCTAGCAATATGTGTACCAGCTTCGTAGTCACTGGGTTCTGTGACCTTGATAGGAATCTTCATGTCTACTTTTTTGAATTTTACTTCACAATCAAATGGCAGCAATCTACGTCCACCACGTGGGTCTGGCATGAGATTTTCAGGCCACATGAATATACAGCTTATTTTGTATTTGCCAATATCAGGACCTTGCACTAGTTCTCCGCGATCCCAGTTACGAAATGCATAGATATCCAGTTCATCAAGAACTCGTTCAAAATCCAACAACGTGAGCAAACTGCCCTCACTAAGGTAGATATCACGGATGTTGTCGGCGACCATCCAGTAGTCTGTGTGATCTTTAAAGATGTTTTCGTCCATACAGATATTTATGGCAAGAGACTAGAACCTGTGCGCTTTGATTTTTTCCGCACAGAGAAATACTTATGCCGCAAATCTCTGAAATCTCGGTACATAGATCTCACACTACAAACACCTAAATATTCGTGCTAAACACAATTAGCAAACACTTTAGGAGAACCACACTTGAGTAGACAACGCGGGGCTAAAGCCCAAATCCAAAAACGCATCACAACACATATGGTAGAAAACACAATTCCATTTAATCCAGAACCCAGGCAGCGACAACGACCTATAGAACTCATCCCAAAATCACGCAATCAAGAAAATCTCATATTAAATCTACTCAACTCAGAACAATCAATTGTAGTAGCAGTTGGCCCTGCAGGTACTGGTAAAACTTACCTGGCTATGTTGGCTGCTGTAAAAGCATTTAGAACAGGCGAATGTAAACGAATCATCCTAACACGACCGGCCATTGGCGTAGAAGACGAACAGCACGGGTTCTTACCCGGGAATCTCGTTGCCAAGATGGAACCGTGGACTCGTCCCTTGCTGGATGTATTACGCGAATACTATCGCCCGCCCGAAATTGCAGCTATGATTGACGACGGCACTATAGAAATATCACCCTTGGCCTACATGCGTGGACGAACATTTAAACATGCATGGATCATTGCGGACGAGATGCAGAACGCCACGCCATCACAGATGAAAATGTTGTTGAGTCGCATAGGCACTGAATCACGCATTGTGGTCACCGGAGATGTAGAACAAGCTGACCGCGCCCGAGGCGAAAATGGTCTGTTAGATCTTTGTTCACGGTTAGAGCATTATCCAGTCAACGGAATGGCTGTTTGCAGGCTAACCGGGCGAGACATACAACGCCACCCAATTATAGGGAGTGTACTTGCACTATACGACAAATAACTGATCCACAGTAATGGGCCTTGTGCCCATTACTCTGTGACTGCTGGTGCGGCCTTTACCAATTCGTATCCGTTTTCTGCAAACAGTCGATTGATGATGTTTTCATAATGCTGAATGTAGTATTCTACGATCTTGTTAAAGTCCTTGGGCACATTTACCCCATTCATGTGGGCTTTAACTACTTGAAGTTTTTTGAAATCTAAGATTACATTGCAGGTCTGAATATCTTTGGTTTTGAGATTTTTAGATATCTCGGCAATTTCGTCGATTTTACCATCAGATTTTAGATAAAAGGTGATTAGAAAATATCTCATTTTAGATTTGCCAATTCAATTATGGTAGCACTCAAGTTGATCTCAACATCAGCAACTGAGTTATGATTTACAATACCATTGCGAATGATCACAACTGCTTGATCTTTTTGTTCGTCAGTGTCACCCCAAAGATCTAAATTATCATACATCCAACGGAATACATCTTCAGCTTCTTCTGGTGTGCTGCTTTGGCAAAGCAAAGTACGTGCTTGTCGAATTTGTCCACGCTTGAACATATCCACACAGTCCAGTTTCCAATCCTTGGCTGCTTTGTCTGTGGCACTGGGTGGTGCCAATGTGCCCGACTGTGAATTCATTTGTGTTAGATTCAGACACTTGCGTAGATCGGGATATGTGGCTTTGACGTATGTGTCTAACACATCCAAATCAAACTCCACACCTTCAGTTACTAGCACAGTAGCTACTCGTGCCGTGAACTCTGTGTGATCAGTCTTGGTAATATGAAATCCTTGACAACGACTATGTATTGGATCAATAATCTTGTGAGGATAGTTACAAGTCATAATGAATCGCACTGTGCTGGAATAATCTTCCATCAGATTGCGCAATGCTGGCTGTACACTTTCCTTGTTCATGTAGTCAGCTTCATCAATCAGCACAACTTTGAACCGGCCAAATGGCATAGTTTGTACAAAGCTGATCAGCTTGTCTACCCATTCAATCTTGCGACCTTCCTTGGATCCATTTACATACATTACATCGTACTGATCTATTCCTAGTTCGTTGATCAGTACTTTGGCCAAAGTGGTCTTGCCCGTACCTGCTGCACCACTCAGCAACAGATGTGGAATTGTACCTTCTCGGATCCATGATTGCACTTGTTCTCGCTGAGAGTCATCCACAAACACATATCCGTCAACTGTGCTTGGCCTGTGCGCCTCAACCCATAACTGTCGCATATTCAATCCTTTGTTGATTTAAAACTAATATCACATTATACCCTTGTTTGACGCAGGTTGTCAACTTTGCTTTGTTCTTTTCCTCTAACACTGTATGGGCGTCGCCCATTATGTGCGCCCAAGTGGAATGTTTTTGCCAAGCTGTTGTTCGTGCGAAGATTGTGTTTGCAATTCAGCGGGCAGTGGTGGTGGAACATAACGTTCTTTTGGTAGTTTCTTGCCAAATATTGATTCGTGCCGATTGGCCAATTCTTCTTGATCCACCGTGGATTTTCTTGGTCTTGATCCTCTACTCATACCAGTTCCTCAACAATGCCCAACATTTCGGCTGCAATGAGTAATGCTCCGCCAATCACAAGTGATCCTTGAATAAATGCAATACCTGCAACTATTCTAAGTGCGCTTTTGACCAGACTTACATAAAAGTGTCCGCGGCTGGTATCTTTGGGTTGAATTTCTATCATGGATTTCCTATGTGGGCAACGCCCCTGTTTATAATCACAGTCTGGTTGAATCAGACTGTGACAAATTTTACATTTCATTGTTGTGTCAAACCACGTTCTACTTCAGCTTTGGCCACACGTCGACGTAGACTTGAACTGGAAAAAGAATGATCTCTTTTGTTGAATACTAGTTCGATGCCTCGTCGACTACCTTCGTCTCGACCAGTAAAATCTTTGTCGCAGTATTCCACGCCCAAGATACGTACATCCACGGGCAGGATCAATAACAGATCAATGAGATCTTGTTCAGTTTGATACACCACAACTTCGTCCACATAGCGGCAAGCAGCCAATTGTATTTGACGTTCTACTATGCTTTGTACTGGTGAGTTTTTGGTATCTGGTCGATCTATTGTGGGATCAGTTTGTAGCCCGGCAATGAGATAATCACAGTGGTTCTTGGCTTCACTTAACATGGCAATATGGCCTGCATGAAACATGTCAAATGCCGAAAAAACAATCCCAATTTTCTTGCCATCCTTCTTGAGCTGTTTGATGTGATTGAAAATCAATTGTGTTGCATCCACTCAGGTTTGGCTTCCACATGGATTGCTGTGGAGAAAGTGTCATCGTTGGGCTGTTCGTCTGATACCATCATGATATCTTTGGGATCCACACGACGTAGAGTTACCTTGCCGTTTTCATCTTCAATATCAATACCTCGAGTCCAACGCCCATGTTCAACACAGATCCATTGCCCAGGAACAACATCTTGTTGCTCAGGGCCCACTGCATACACTTGGCCCCAGCGCGGGCGAATGCCAGTGCTTTTGCCATTGTCGTTAGGGATAATAATACCACTTGTGGTAATACGTGAATCAAAAACCATGTCACTCACAATCACTGAATTTTTCAGTGGTACAATTTGTTGACGTTTTAGTTGGTGTGGCTGAAAAGCAAATTTACTCATTTATTCCTCGTTAGGGTGTGTTGCTGCACGAGCCATGGCAGCAGCCAGGCCTGTTACGGGTTGTTCA